TTGGTTATCCAGAGCTTTAGTAAGTTGTTGTAAACGACTATCAACCAAAAACTTTTCAAACGGAGAGCTAGGATTCCGCAAAAGGCCAGTTAAATACTGTACCGACTCTTTGCTAGCTGGTAAGTTTTTTAAAGAATTTAATTGCTTTAGGTAGTCAATTTGACCGGGTTGAATCATGATCTATCCTCAAGTGGCTTTAGGAATAACGCCAAGATTTTGCAGCATCTGATACACAGTTTGCATACCACCCACTGCCTGTTGCGAACCTGTTTGAGCTTGTGGGATGTTTGACACAGTAGAAATTGGTAAGCCCTGCAACATAGATTGCAAGAATTGCACTTGTTTTTGTGGATAGTCGCGTTGCGTCAAAAACTCGTTGTAATCAGCAGTAATGCCTTCTTGTTCAATGCCACGTTGTTGTGCGCCAGCCGTACCCATCAAGTCAGCCAAAGTCTTAGCCTGACCTTGCTCAGTATTAAACTGTTGCATAGCCTTGTCGTAAGCATTTGAGTATCCAGTACCAATTGCTTGGTTTTGTTGTTGCAACAAATTGCGGTTATTTTCTGACTCCATAATGGCTTGACGACCGCCACCATAACCACCAGCTTGAGTCATCTTAGCCATGCCGGGTTGCGCATTAATTTGTGACTGACGACGCAACTCTTCTAATTGTGGTTGAAGAACAGACTGCAAGTATGGGTTCATGTACTGTTGGGCAATGCCTATATTTGGTGTAGTGGCTTGACCCCCACCCGTGCCTGTTGCACCCGCTGCTCCAGTACCAGAAGCGCCTGTCATACCCATTGGAGGGACACCAGCCCCAGCACCCATACCAATAGGTTGATTGGCAAATGTATCTGGAGCCATTGCTGGTGGTTGGTAAGCGCTTCCAGAACTAAATGACTGACCTAATTGACTAGGAAAAGTTAATCCACCGAGTCCTTGAAACATTTTGTTTTGTAGGTCAGACTGACCAGCCGTCATTGGGCCACCGTAAGTCTGATATGGGGTATTAGAAAGCGCTTGGGCTTTCCCCATCATGTCCGTTACATAACCGCCTGCCCAATCAGACAGCGTAGACATATTGGCAGATCCCGCTAATGGAGAGCCGCTTGACCCGGGTGTTGCTGGCGTTGTTGCTGGTGTTGTCATATTTACCCCTTAACTAGGAAGATATTTGTCTGCCTTAGTGTTGGCAGCAACATTTTTAATAGATTTCTTACGGGCCCCTTGAATACGATCCATCATGGCATATAACTTTTTAGCTCCAGCTTCTGTAGAACCATTGCCAATCTCAGATACTATACGTGCAGGGATTACAAATTCTCCATCAGCCAAACGTGCTGGTTGCTTGCCACCAATAGTAGCAGGAATGGAATCAGACACTCCGTCACCGGGGCCTTTGAGTAAACGTCCACCATCTGAATAACCGCCTAGCGCAGAGATACCACCAGCAGACATCATGCCACCAGCTGCCGCAGTGACCGTAGGCGCAGTAGTTACAGCAGGCGCGGCAGTTGCAACAGGGGTATAAGTCATTGGGGTAAAGTAAGTAACTCCACCAGAGCCGGGACGACGTGGCGCAGTACCAGCTGGAGCCGCAGAAACAGCAGGAGTAGTTGCCGTAGCAGGAGCCGCTGCCCTAGCTGGCACATCCACAGTTTGTGGAATGGGGTTCATTGTGCGCGAAGCGGTGTAGTTAGGAATGCCACCTTCGTAGCCTTTATATACGCCTTGACCTGTTTGACCGAGACCACCACCAAGGGCATTTATCAAACTGTACAAACCAGCAACACCAGCAAGTTGTCCTGCTTTACCTCCTTCGCCCGTACCTGAAAGCAGTTTGGTAATTAAAGCTATTGGGCCAGAAGAGTCAGTACCACCGCCGGTAATTTGTGTAAATAAATCAGCATTGCTAGTGTAGTTATTACCAAAGTTTGAAGTGGTAGAACCGGGGCTAACTCCAATGCTTGTTAGAAATTCATCATACCAATCCATGTCAACCCCTCAAAATTTTAATTAAATCTTCAAATGACGTATTTTCGCCCATGAGTTTATCGGCAACATCTAGGGCTGTATTTTGCTTGTTTTTTGCTTCTTGGGCAAGCTGTTCTAACTCTGGGCCAGGTTTAACAACACTGAGTGGCTCATACAATTCTTCTACCAACTCACCTTCTTTGGTGAGCTTTTGCTTTTTGGACTCAAAGTCCTTGCCGTAATAGAACACATTAGCAAGTTGTGGGATGCCAGCAGCGGCAAGTGCCTGTTGTACTTGCGGGAAGTTTAAGCCTAAATCCTGTCCAGTTACCTTAGTTGTTGCTGGAGTTCCAGTCGTTGTAACTACCCTAGTTGTAGTAGGCCCAGCAGTAGTTGTAGGCGGTATCGTTGTAGGCGGTACAGTCGTAGGCGGTATTGTTGGAGGTATTACCGTTGTAGGTGGTATGACCGTTGTAGGCGGCACAACTGTAGTTGTAGGTTTAATTGTTGTAGTTGGTGCAACAGTAGTTGTAGGTTTAATTGTTGTGGTAGGGCCAACCGTAGTTGTAGGGCCAGCCGTAGTTGTAGGTGGTACGGTTGTTGTAGGTTTAATTGTTGTAGTAGGTGCGGCAGTCGTTGTAGGTTTAAGCGTTGTCTCAGGAGCAAGCGTTGTCTTGGGGGCAAGAGTAGTAGCGGGCTTAAGAGTAGTCTTTGGATCAAGCGTAGTCTCAGGCTCAAACTTGAGCGTTGTCTTTGGATTAAGCGTTGTCTCAGGCTCTGGTTTGAGCGTTGTCTGGGGAGAAAGCGTAGTCTCAGGCTCTGGTTTGAGCGTCGTCTGAGGAGAAAGCGTAGTCTCAGGCTCTGGTTTGAGCGTCGTCTGAGGAGAAAGCGTTGTCTCAGGTTCTGGTTTGAGCGTCGTCTGAGGAGAAAGCGTTGTCTCAGGCTCTGGTTTGAGCGTCGTCTGAGGAGAAAGCGTAGTTACAGGGGCAACAGTAACAACGGGTTTAAGCGTAGTCTGGGGAGCCAAAGTTGTTGCAGGCGCAAGAGTAGTGGCAGGTTTAAGCGTAGTAGCTGGATATGTAGATGGCTTTAATGGATCAAACCCAGGGTTATCTAATGGATCAGGCCAAGTAGTTGGGTCTTCTATCTTAAAAGGTTTAGTTGTTGAAGGAGACAAAGTTGTTGCGGGTGCAACAGTAGTAGCCGGAGACTTAGTAGTCGCAGGATATGTAGATGGCTTTAATGGATCAAACCCGGGAACATCAATTGGATCAGGCCAAGTAGTTGGGTCATCAATTGTAAAAGGTTTAACTGTTGTTACGGGAGAAAGCGTAGTCTCAGGCGCAGGTTTAAGCGTTGTTGCAGGAGCTACCGTTGTTGCAGGAGCCACTGTTGTTGCAGGAGCCACCGTCGTTGCAGGAGCCACCGTCGTTGCAGGTTTTGTTGGTAAAACACCGGGTGGTAGTCCGGGAGGCTCAAACCCTATAATCTTGTAGTAGTCTCTTAAAGTAACAGGATTTCCATCCGCATCTGTGTAATAGACTTCATCTAATGTACCCTGCCAATTTTGAATTTCTTCATCTGTAGCAGTGTAATCTCCGGGTTGTACAACATATTGTGTTGTTACAGGCGCAAGCGTAGTAGCCGGAATTGGGGCTTTAGTTATAGCGGGGCCAAGAGTTGTAGCAGGGGAAGTCTTTAAATCATCTAACGTAATTAACCCAGAGTCACGCAGACGTTTAAGAGTTGCATCTTCATTTGTATCTATATTACCTGTATACGTTAAAAAATTTAACGGGTTTAATGGATTTGCCCCTGCAATTGAAATACCTGTACGTACTAATTGAGCAATTGAAGTACCAGATTTTGCCAATACACTTTCCAAAGCGCTAAGCTTTGATGCGTAATTAGGATCGTTGGCCGCAGCCTGTACAAGACGAAGCAGTGGAGCGTTGGTTGCCGCAGTTGCGCCGGATGCGGGAGCAGCTACAGCCGCTAAACCAGCAGTGTTGTAGCTATCAAGAATTGTTTGTGCTTGTGCAGCATAATCAGTAGCGGCTGAAGTTCCTGCAAACAACGTATTGATTTCGTTTAAGCGTACTTGATTACCATTAGCATCAACGCCAACTACAGGATTATTGACATCATCAACAGCAGCAATTGTTACAGACGGCGCAAGAGTTGTATTTGGCTGTCCGGTACTATTAAATAAAGAAACCGCTTGGCTTAAAGCATTGGGATTTCCAGATTCAGCAGCTTGTAAAACAGCAAGCGCTCTGCCAGCAAGCACTGTGTCAGGACTGTTAATTAACGCCCCAGCATTAGCAATAACACTAGCATAGTTACCGTTTTGTGTGGCTCTATACAAGTTAGCAGCGCTAATAGCATCTTTGGCTGTGTAACCACCAATTGTTAGGTTGTTTGCACCAAAGTAATTTTGCAGATCAGAATTACTCATTAGGGCTGTCAAAGCGCCAAAACCATTACCAGAACCCACTGCTTGACCAACACGAAGGCCAGTATTAATGTTTTCCATGCCCGGCATTAGCCCCGTAGCACCAATAGCCGCTTGCAGTAAATCGCCTCTTCTAGCAGCATCAGCAACATTTATTGCGGCAAGAATTGGCCCTGCGCCGGGAATAAAAGACAAACCAATTTTTAGTAGGTCTAAATCGCTAAAGGTGTTATTTTGACGACGATCTAATATCGCCCCGTCAGATTTACGAATAAAATCAATATAACCCGGAATACTTGAGGTTCCCCAACTTGCGTATTCTTTAGGCAATTGAGCAATTTGTGTCTCAATATCATCGCCTTCAATAACTTTTTGTCCAGCAGTTCCAGTTAAAGCAGTAGATGCTTTTGTATAACCAGTTGTTGTTGTAGGTGCAGGCGTTGTTGTAGGAGCTACTGTAGTTGTAGGAGCTACTGTAGTTGTAGGCGCTAATGTTGTTACAGGAGCTTGTGTAGTTACTATTTGAGTTGTAGTTGTAGGCGCAGGAGTAGTAGCAGGGCCAAACACCCCTGTACCCATCACAAAATCCATTGTTGTATCGTCTAAATTGTAATAGGCTTTAATTTGTGCAGGTGTCAATCCAGAAGCAGCAATTAGCGACGCTGTTGCACCGTAGTTACCACTAGCCCATGCTTGAGTAATTGCATCATAGGGATTAGCTGTTGTAGCTGGAACCGTTGTTGTAGGCGCAGGAGTCGTAGGCGCTACTGTAGTTACTATACGAGCCGTAGTTGTAGGTGCAAAAGTTGTTGTAGGCGCTGGGGTAGTTGTAGGAGCCAACGTAACTACTGGAACCGTTGTTGTAGGCGCGGGAGTAGTTGTAAGCGTAGCTATGCCTGTAGCCGTAGTTGTAGGAGCAAACGTAGTTACTGGAGCATAAATATCTGGTTCAAACTGTTGTGCAAAATAATCAATTGTTGTTGCTGGAGCAGATGTAACTACAGGAGTAAGAAGACTTTGAGCAGCGGCAACATCTGCTGCGCTAATACCGTACTGGGCCATTGCAGCTTGTCTGTCAGCGTCCGTTGCATTAGAAAACTGAGATGACCAGCTGTTAATGTTGTTATAAACATCGCTTTCAGTCATCCCATTAGATAACGCCCATTGCATTGCTTCTGAAAGCGCCATTATCCAACCTTCCAATTCGTTCCGTCAGAGTATACGGGCACTGCTACTGCGCCTCCGCCCGCTACTGTTGCTCCAAATGTGGGAGCAGTTGCATCTGTTACAAAAGACCTTGCGCCCTTGCCTGACGTAGCCGCACTTGGCAGTGTTGCTACTGTGTAGTTAATCAACGGAGGCATTACCCCGGAAGCGGTTAACTGCGTGTTTAACGCATCAACCCTATTAAAGTACAGACGCAATGCGTTAAGCATCTGGTCAAAATACTGCCGATCATATTCATTTGGAGGAAGTGGTACGTTAGGCGCAACAACTTTGTTTAACTCAAACGTGGACGTAATAATGAAGCTCATCGTCTGCCGTCCGGTCTGATATCAATACGGGTAGAGCCAAGCTGCCATGTGGTTCCAAGGTTAGAAGAGCCAACCTTCAAAATAAGCTGACGGCCACGCACCCTTGTGTTAATTTGACCAGTGAAGCCTTCAGTCACTGTGTACTGAGCGCCTGTCAGCTTGTCTACATTAGCTGTGGATGGCGTTCCTGTGCCAGAGCCTGAGTTTTGCATGGGGTACAGGGTATAAGTTACTTCGGGCGTAGGAGAAGCGTCAGAGCCTGAAAATGTCAAGTCAGGTAACATTCTCCAGACAAAACCAAATCTGTCGCCATCGTCAATGTCAAACTCAGCAGAAGAGATGTAAGCCTCAATACCTGCTGGCGTACCAGTCTCATTGTTGTCTAAGCCGTATTCTTGATTAACCAAGTTATAGCTGTACGTAGCGGCAACTGGGAAGTCGCGCAGGCCAGAATCCAGCCATGCTGTTCGTGCCATAGTGCCGTAGTACCAGACCTTCTCAAGGTAGTTGTACACCACATAGCGGTTAACAGTTAAGCTGCCAGCCGAGCAGTAGAACCACCAGACTTCATTAAAGCCTTCGTTGGTACTGGCAAAGACTTGTTGGTTCTGGTCAAGGTTAATGTCTTGGTAGATGTAGCGGCGCAGGTCACAGCTTAGTGTCTGTAAGCGGCCATCGTACAGATAGAACTTATCTACGCCCATCCAGTACACCACGCCTGAAGCTTGGGCGGCTGCGTTCTGACCCAGAATAGAAATGTTGTCACCCATCAACTGGCTAGACCAAATGACTGGCGGGCCAATGTACTGGAGAGAATATATAGCAGAGTCAGTCCATACCAAGATCTCTTGACGGGTCTGAATAGCGGTAATGATGCTTGAGCCGTGGGATAAAGTGACACTACCCGCCTGATTGGTGGATGATGGTGTCCAGTCAACCAAAGACTCCTGATCCGACCAGCGAATCAACATGGGACTTTGTACAGTAGAAGCGTAGTCATTACAGCCAAATGCAAACACAAAACGGCTTACGTCAGATACATAAATGTAGTTCTGGATGATTGGAGCATCAGACGAACCAGACAAGCTTGTGATGTTTACACCATTAGGCATGATGTAGTGCGTACCAGACTGCGATCCAGAAGTGTTAATAGCTGCGCCGCCGGGAGTCAATGACAGGTTAAATGTTGTGCCGGTAGAGCTTTTAACGTAGTACGTTGTGCCTACACTTAAACCCGTAGGCAAAGCAGACGGATAGCCTGAGTTGGTCA